ATCTACGGTACAGGGATTGGTGAGATTACTATTAAGAAGTCTAAAGAACTAATCCCTACCACTCAACCTATTGAAGGTTTAGATGTATCTGCTATTGGTGTAAAAGAAGTAGAGAAAATTAATGTTGCTCTACGTCCAATCAATCCTCAGAACTTCCTTATAGATCCTAATGCTACTTCTATTGAAGATGCTATGGGCGTAGCTATTGAAGAGTTTGTATCAGCCCATTCAGTAGCTCAAGCTATTAATCAAGGTATTTATCGTGATGTAAAAGACTTAGGTGATGACTCCACTCCTGATAGTGATCTAGAAGCTAGTTTTATTGATCAAGAATATAGTGAAGATAAGATCCGTATACTCCGTTACTATGGTCTAGTTCCTAAAAACCTATTAGAATCTGCTCTTAAAGAAGATGGAGATATTGTAAGTCTATTTGGTGAGGAAGATGAATCAGGTGAAATAAGTGATTTAATGGAAGAGTATGGAGATCTAGTAGAGGCAGTAGTAGTTATTGCTAATGAATCCTCTCTTCTAAAAGCAGAACTTTCTCCTTATATGATGAAAGATCGTCCAGTAGTTGCTTATCAAGATGATACTATCCCTAATAGATTCTGGGGTCGTGGAGTTGCAGAGAAGGGCTACAACATGCAGAAAGCAATTGATGCACAGCTACGTAGCCACTTAGATAGTTTAGCCCTTGCAACCGTGCCTATGATGGCTATGGATGCTACTCGACTACCTCGTGGTAGTAAGTTTGAAGTACGTCCAGGTAAAACTATCCTTACTAATGGTAATCCAGCTGAAATCTTGATGCCATTTAAGTTTGGTTCAGTAGATGGTGCTAATATTCAGACAGCCCAACAGTTCGAACAGATGCTACTACAAGCTACAGGTACTATGGATACTGCAGGAATGCAGTCTCAACCTGAAGGTGCTAACATGTCGTTTGCTCTTTCTGCTATTATTAAGAAGAATAAGCGTACTCTTGTTAATTTCCAAGATAGTTTCCTTATTCCTTTCATTGAGAAGGCAGCTTGGAGGTTCATGCAGTTTGATCCTGACCACTTTAAGACACAAGATTGGAAGTTTATACCTTCTTCTACACTAGGTATGCTTGCTCGTGAGGTTGAACAGCAACAGTTTATCAACTTAATGAAAACTCTAGGTCCTGATAGTCCTTTAGTTCCTATCTTAATGCAGGGTGTGTTGGAAACTTCTAACTTAGCTAACAAAACACAGCTACTACAGTTGTTAGCACAGTCACAACAACCTAATCCACAACAACAACAGATGCAAATGCAGCAAGCACAGCTTCAAATGGGTTTAATAGCAGCTCAAACTGCAGATCTTAACACTAAAGCAGGTAAACAACAAGCGGAGGCACAACAAATTGTTGTGGAAACTCAACTTGAGCCTGAAGTAGTGAAAGCTAAACTAGTTGCAGCTCTTTCTACTAACCTAACTGCAGGTCAAGATGATGATAAGGAGTTTGAGCGTCGTGTTAAAGTTGCTGATCTCCTACTAAAAGAGAAATCTCTTGATTTAAAAGCAGTAGATAGTGCTCAAAATAGAGAGATTGTCAAGATGCAAATGAATACTAAAAAATAACTCTTGACTTTTAAATAATCTTATGGTATAATCATTATATAAGTAAAGCTATTATAACACATTCTTATGAAAGGTGCAATAGTTTGGATAGAGAATTACAAGATTATTACGAAGAAAGATTTAGTACGATGTCCTCTAAAGGGTGGAAAGACCTAATAGAGGATGTTCAAGCGATGTATGATGCAACAAACCAGATTAGTAGTACAGATAACTTTGAGGGGTTCCATAAGCGTAAGGGTCAACTAGATATCCTACAGTGGATTCTCTCACTAAAACAGGTTTCCGAACAAACGTATGAGGAATTGCTAAATGCGGATAATGCTTGATTTTAAGTGTACCGTATGTGATCATACAGATGAACGGTATGTAGATAACAACACAGAATACACTGAGTGTTCTATATGTAATGGTAAAGCTACTCGAATGATTAGCACACCTACTATTTCATTAGAAGGATACTCAGGTAGCTTTCCAGGTGCAGCAGCCGCTTGGGAAAAAAAGCACAGAATGGCTGCTACCCCAAGAGATTAGCTACGATAGCCAAGTAACTAGTTCCTTTCCTAAAATGCTTATATGCACAGGAGACTTAATATGGCACAAGTGATAGATGAAGTTTTAATTAATGATTTAGAGACTGACTCATTAGATGATAATGATAACTCAGAACCTCTAGATACCTCAGCTAATAAACCAGACGAGGCTGTAGAAGATCTACCAGAGAAATACCGTAACAAATCACTAAAAGATATTATCGCAATGCACCAAGAAAGTGAAAAGCTTATTGGTAAACAAGGTAATGAAGTTGGTGAACTACGTCGAACAGTAGATGATTTTATTAAAACTCAAACTTCTAGAAACTTAAAGACAGATGTAGAACCAGAACTTAGTGATGATGACTTTTACAGTGATCCAATACAAGCAACCAAACGGGCTATTGATGAACATCCAGCAATTAAGGATGCTAAACAACAAGCGATGGCGATGAAGCAAGCAGCTGTGCAAAATCAGATTGCTTCTAAATATCCTAACTTCCGTGAGATTGCTACAAGTGAAGAATTTGGTAATTGGGTAGGTGCTTCTAAAGTACGTTTAGAGTTATACAATAGAGCTCAAGATCAGTTTGATTTTGACTCTGCTGATGAACTCTTATCTACTTGGATTGAACGTCAAGAGTATACTAAGAAAGTAACTGATACCTCTAAATTAGACCGAGAGCAACAACTTAAATCGGCAGATATGGGGACATCAGGTGCAACTGAATCTACATCAAAAAAGAAATATCGTCGAAGCGATATTATTAAACTTATGCAAACCGATCCTGATCGATACGATAGTATGGCACCAGAAATTATGCAAGCCTATCGAGAGAACAGGGTAATATAAAAACAATTTAGAAAAGGATTTACAAAATGGCTTTAGGCTCAAATCACGTAACAAATACTACAGGCGCATCCTTCATCCCAGAAATTTGGAGTGATGAGATTATCGCTGCTTATAAGAAATCTCTTGTAGCAGCTAACCTATTTAAGAAAATGTCTTTCACTGGTAAGAAAGGTGATACTATTCATATCCCTTCTCCTACTCGTGGTGTAGCTTCTCTTAAAGCTGCTGAAACACAAGTAACTCTACAAGCAGCTACTGAAACAGAAGTAAACGTATTGGTAGATAAACACTACGAATACTCACGTTTGATTGAAGATATTACAGAAGTACAAGCTCTATCATCTCTTCGTCGTTTCTACACTGAAGATGCTGGTTATGCTTTATCTAAACAAGTTGATACTTCCTTGATCCAATTAGGTCGTACTTTCAACGGTGGTTCTGGTGTTACTTATGGTGGTGCTTACATCGGTGGTGACGGTACTACTGCTTACACATCAGGTTCAAGCAATGCTTCTGCATTAACTGATGCTGCTATCCGTCGTACAATCCAACGTTTAGATGACAACGATGTTCCTATGGATGGTCGTTTCTTCTTGATTCCTCCTTCAGCACGTAACACATTGATGGGTTTATCTCGCTATACTGAACAAGCCTTCGTTGGTGAAGTTGGTAATGGCAACACAATTCGCAATGGTGAAATCGGTAACTTGTATGGTATCCCTGTATTTGTATCAAGCAACTGTGATACTGCTACTGGTGGTGCTCGTATCGCTTTACTAGGTCACAAAGATGCTGCCGTGTTGGTTGAACAACAAGGTGTTCGTTCACAAACTCAATACAAACAAGAATACTTAGGTACTCTATACACTGCTGATACATTGTACGGTGTTAAAGAGCTACGTGATAACGCTTGCTTTGCATTAGCTGTTCCAGCCTAATAAGTAATTAGGTTTAAACCTCTTACCCACACGATTCTTAGGGTAGGGGGTTTTTGCATAATTATTTAACCACGGAGAATATCAAATGGCACAATTCAAATGTTTAGTATCAGGTACAATAGTTTCCTTTGAGCATGAGCATGATATTGTTGAGATGCATAAACATCCTCAGTACGAATTTGTAGAACCAAAAGCTCAAGCTAAAGCACCTGAAGGTTTAGTAAAAGAAAAACAAGTAGCAGTAAAATCAATCTTTAAGGACTAATTATGGCAATCTATCGTGGTGAAGGTGGTAGTGGGGATGCAACAGCAGATACCTCCAATACCTCTGCTATTGCTATTGCTGCTGCTCTAGATTCTC